AGGGCATGCCCTCAGTCGTTCACGACGGCGCGGTTCGGCCGGTACTGCCGAGCGCCGCTGTTGACCTCCGTCTCGTAGTACGGCTCATGGTCACCGACGTGCGCTCCCTGCACGAACTCGCTGAGCAGTGACGGCGCCTCGATCCAGGTGCTCGATCCCAGGTGGGCGCGCTCCTGCATCGTCTCGCCGGGCGTCTTGACCCACGGTGCCCAGCCACCGCCCTTGCCGTCGTAGCCACCGTCGCCGTAGGCCCCCCGCTGGAAGTCGCGCGGCACGTCGGTGTCAGTGGCAACGCCTTCCTCGAAGCGGAGTGGACCACGCCGACGAGGGTTGCTGGCGATCTCCGTCTCGTACTGCAGTTCCCGTCCATAGGACATGGGGCGTACCTCCCGTCGAACTTGCGCGCAGTGTATGTCAACTCAGCCACGACCTGCGTGACGTGCCTCGATGGCGTCCCGGTAGAAGGGCGACTCCATGACCTCCACGGTGTCTTCTTCCTCCAGTTCTGACACTGCGATGGCCAGGGCCAGGGAGTCCACGAAGTCGTCGTGGGCCTCGGCCTCGTTGGGCGCCTCGACCAGCAGTTGCCCCTGCTTGAAGATCTTCACGGCGTCGGCCATCTGCTGGCGCCAGCGGCGCCACACCTTGGTCCGGCGAGCGCGGGAGTGACCGGGGAAGACCAGCATCCGCCGCTCCAGCAGGGTCTGGAGCCGCTTCCACCGCTTCGACTGGGTGGCCAAGTCGCTCGACAGCGGGACCACCGTGCAGCGGTGGCCGAGCAGGAGAGCCAGCCGCTCAGCCACCACCGACCCCATACCTGTTGCGTCAACACCAACAAAGGCCACGTTGTAGTTGTCCAAGAAGGAGAGGATCTGGAAGTACTGCTCTTCCCAGGGGACGTTGGTCAACTCCAGCCAGTCGAGCACCCGGTGCTCGCACAGGCCGAAGGGATCGGGGAACTGCCAGTCCACCCAGCACACCGTGACCACCGTCGAGTCCTTGATCCGAGCCGGGTCGATCCCGGCCACACAAGGCGACCGCTGCCAGGAGCGCACCAGCGGCATCGACGGGTCCAACAGCATGTCCAGGTCGTCGTCGGTGATCAACTGGCCTCGCTCCAGGAGCCACTTGATGTTGTACGACATCTGGAACTCGTCCGAGTCCTCGCCCAGCCGCATCTTCTCCTTGGCCACGAACTTGGCGTAGGCCGGGTTGTACTTGGCTACGATCCGCCAGTCGTACTCGAAATGGTTCTGACGCTGACGGCGACGGGTGTGCCGCCGCTTGTTCAACTGGATGGCACGGTAGAAGTCGCCCTTGTAGTAGCCGGGCGTCCCGATCTTCACCATGGTCCCGGCGTAGGCAGCCAGCATCGGGTGGATACTCTTGCGAACTACGGCATCGTCTGCATCCTGAGCCTCGTCTACGACGATGATGTGATAACTCTTACCCTCGATCTTTGCCTTGGGGTTGGCCGTCTGACGCCGAGCCAGCGAGCCGGACTTCAAGCGGATGACCTTGCCTCGGCCAATGGCAGCGTCGTCAATCTCGGGATCGAGCATCATCTCCACGGCCCGGTCGGCCGTGAGCCGGTCCACAATGCGGCCGTGCAGCGTCTCGGACTGGTCGTCGGTGGGAGCGAACACGCCCACCCACAGGCCGCGGGCAAACCGCTTCATGATCTCGAAGGACATGGCCAACTTCGGGAAGAGCACCATGCACCCGGCCAGGGTGTCGGCCAGCGTCTCGGTCTTCCCCGACTGGCGGGAGAGCAGGCCGGTCAGTTCCTCGGCGTCGTTGAGGATCAGGCTCTCCACGATGCGGTAGGAGAACTCCCGCTGGTAGGGGTGGAAGTCCACAGCGCAGAACTCTTCAACGAACAGCACGGTGCGCGAGCACATCTGGTGGACGAACTCGGCTGATTCCTCGTCCAGTTCAGGGACGGCCTCGTCATCCGCCAGTGCAGCGTCTTCGTCCTCGTCGTAAGCGAGGTCGGGAGGCGGCTCCACGTCCGGGAGCACTTCGTACCGCATGTGCGCGGGAGCCTAGACCTGGAGACGACGGAAGGCCCACCCCCTGAGTGTGCCTCGTTGGGTGGGCCTCGCCGCCGAACCTGAGTGCTCCCGACCTCTCTAGCCCGGACCACGCAGTTCTCTTAGGTTACAGGGGCTTGGTGTTCTTGGCAACCCGACGCCGTAGGTACTTCACCTGCTCGCCGGGTGGCCCTGCTGCCTGCAGGTCCCCCAAGGTCGGCCCGGAGGTAGGCCGTCCGTACCATGCGATCCACGTCTGCCGCAACGCCTCACGCAGCACGTCGTCCGACCACGACCTGCTGGCGAACATCGCCTTGTACGTCTCGTTGATCTGTCGCTCCGACCAGTGCGTGCCCACGAACGGTCGAGGATCAGGCTGAGACGGCGACGCGCTTGGAGGGCGCTGCTCGCTTGGCGGCTGCCTTCTTGGTGGGGCGCTTGGCGGCTGCCTTGGTGACCTCGGCGCCCAGGTCCACCTTCTTGGCAGCCTTGCGCGCCGTGACCTTGGCTGGAGCCTTGGCTGGCGCCGTCTTCCGCTTCGGCTTGACGGCCCCGTTCCCGGAGGCGGCGGTCTTCTTGGTCTTCCGCCGCATGTAGGCGTCGTGCTGCTTGCCCTTGCACGCCAGGCCGTGGCACCCCATCTGGTACCGGAAGATCGAGGCGTCGGGGCAGGAGGCCGAGTCGCGGTCAGGGTCCAGGGCGCACACCCCGGACTCCCGGATGGCGAGCATCGGCTTGGCCTTCCGGCCGGGACGCCCTGCCTCCAGAGCGGTCACGCGCTGCTCCAGCGTCATCACCCTGGTAGCCAGGCCGTCGCCTGGTGCCTTCTTGGTAGCCATGCTGTCCTTCCTCATCGTGGGCACTTGTTACATCAACCAATGTAACAAGATTCAGAACATCCGCAACTGCTTGGCGGCACCGTCAGAGAGGTCGCACAGGTGCTCGATGGTGAGCGCGAGGTTGTGCATGGTGCCCTGGTCACCGCCGTCGATCAGTCGGAGCACGTCCAGATGCCCGCTGCTGTCCACGTACACGACATCGTGGGTGAGGCCGTAGTCCTCCTGGAGCGCCCGGTTGATGCGGTTGCAGATGGTGTGCATGCCCTCAGCCATGGAGGCAGCGTACCTGATCCGGAGTCCTACGAGAAGATTCGCTGGTGGAGGATCTCCAGGGCGTCGGCAGCCTGACGGGAGTTGACCACGGCCCGGTCGAGGAAGAACAGCGAGTCCTGGCTGCTCATGTGCATCCGGTGCAGGGCCTCCTGGGCTGCCATCAGGGATTGTTCGGCTACGGACTCCAGGTCCTCGCTTGACATCCGCGCCAATCTCTCATTGACACTGACAGGGTTCGGTACCTCTGACCTGCGCCGACGCAGAGGCATCAGTCCGGGACCCTTATCAGCCTCCGGCGCTTCTTATGAACTGGCTCCGCTCGTACGTCCACCATGTGCTTGCCCAGCCCGTCCGGGTGCGGCACCCACTGGTAGGGGCGGCACTCGGGGCAGGTGACCTGGCCCCACCACACCGTGCGCTCGAAGGCCGAGAGGTTGATCTCACCGCACTTGCTGGTCGCCAGCCCGCCCTTCATCTCCTTCACCAAGTGGATCACCGGGTCCGGCATCGGGCCTCCAAGGGAACGACCGCCAACCGACGTGCTCGATCAGGGTGCCGAGAATATTCTCGCTCACTTCGGGATGCTTCGTACAGGTTCCGACCTGTACAGCGAAACGGCCGACCCGCAGGCGCCAGCCGTTGCCCTTGCGGTAGGGCGGGGCCATCTCGGTGATCCAGGCCCGGCTGACGACGGCACGTACCGGACACTTCGTCTCGGTGGCAACGTAGATGGGGCCGACGCCGCGGATGCGGACGCTGAACTCTGACGGCATCAGAACTGCCCGATGATGTCCGGCGCCGGGCGGTAGGGAAAGTTGTTCAGCGTGTGGTTGATGAAGGAGCCGGGCGAGCCTGCCGAGCGGAAGCCGGTCCACGTCGCCGGGTCCACAGCGTCGTAGATGTAGGGCGGGTAGGGCTGGCCGGGCGGGGCGTTGGTCCAGAACACCTGCAACTCACGACGGCTGTTGCTATAACGGGCACGGTCCACTCGGGACGAGTCGAACACGGCTGACTCCCAATCCTCCACGACCTCCAGGCCGATGCCGACCGCTTCGTGGATACGACGGCGCGCCCTGGGCCGGGAACCTGCCTGGTGGATGCCGGTGGGGCCGTACTTGGGCACCAGCGCCCGGCGCATCTGGCCGTAAGAGCCGTAGCCCGCCTGCATGGCCCGCTCGTTGCGACGGGCGTACTCGGCGGCGTAGTCACGTTGGCGGGCCATCTTCGACCTCCCCTGTCCACCGGAACACTACGTTGGCCAGGATCGCATCACGCTGCTCCGGGAACATGGTCAGCATTTCCCGCAGCACCGCGGCTCGCACCCGTCCCTCCAGGATCAGGCCCACGGCAGCATCAACCTCGGCCTCGGAGAACAGGATCTCCAGCGGCTCGACCGCTTCGACCGGGATGACCAGGGTGATCAACGGCTCGTCCAGCACATCCAGCGTGAGTGCGATGGACAGGCCCTGAGGACGGATCATGGTCACAGTGCTCCCCCTCGGGAAGTTATGAGCAACACCCACCGACAAAGGTAGATGCCCGAGGGGGAGCGTCGATCAGCATACAAGGTTCGGAACACGAAAGCACCCCCGGCTGGCGGCGGTCGGGGGACTCGGCGGGCCGGGGGTGCTGGGGTGCCATGGGGATGGCGTGGGTACCTATCGTACTACGGCCGTGATGCTGTGCTTCTCGATCAGCGGCCCCTCGCCCCGGTAGTGGGGGGCGATCCAGATGCGCCGGTGGCTCTCGTGGTTCCAGGTGCCGTCCTCGTTGCGGGCCGGGCCGAGGCTGGGGAACCACTGATCGCGGGGGTGCCCCTTGACGATGACGGTGTGGGTCATCGGGCCGCGCTCGCCCCGCTCTTCCGGCACCGTCTCCCAGCCCGGCTCGTACCGGCGCAGGTGGGTGACCTTGAACCGCTCGTACAGGTCGCTGTCCTTGAACTTCCACTCATGCTGCATGCGCCGCGCCGTGGCCCGCTTGGGCTTCCAGTCCTCCTGGCCGAGGATGCGTTGCCACAACAGCCGGAACAGCACGCCCAGGAAGCGGCGCAACGGCGGGCCGGTGTTACCGTCCACCCACGGCTCCACATCGTCACCGAAGGGGTAGGCCGTGATCAGCATGGGCAGGACGGGCGGACGCCCGTTCGCTTCCAGAGCGCCCTCGGCGGTGAGGTACGTCCCGGCGTCCATCAGGTCCCACAGCATCAGCCCACCGTGTTGTTGCAACCGCTGCATGGGCACATCCGGCTCCGTGGCGTGGAGGCTGATGACCATGTTGTCGAGCCGGACCTCGACCGGGCCGGGCGGCTGCAAGCGCCAGGCGAAGCCCCGCACCCGACAGAAGTCGGCCAGGACGGGATCGTCACCGAAGTAGACGGTCTTGCCCAGGAACATCACTCCGGCCTCGGACGGCACGTCGGTGAAGTACAGCGGCGGAACCACGTCCCCCCACTCGTCGGCCAGGGCTTCGGTCAGCGCCACCATGTCCGGCGAGACGTAGTAGGTCTGCCCGGCATCGACGGCCGACATGAGCAGCGCCCGCTGCCCCATGACCCGAGTGGGCAGGTCGCTCTCGCCGTACCGCACTGCCTCACGGCGGTGCATGACTTCGATGTGGTTGCGGCCGTACTCCGAGCCGATCCAGCGATGGAGGCGAAGGTGAGCGTCCAGGGCCTCGCCCGGTGAGCCGACCGGCGTGCGGCGGCGCTCGTCATCGACCTCGACCTCGTTGTTGGGATCATCGAGCAGTGGGAGTTGGACCATTCGGATCGTCGTCATGGGGGTTCCTCTTTCACTCAGGTTCGGAACCTAGTATACAGGCATCGTGCGCCTGTTGCTATGTCAGTGTCAATGTTCCTACGCTGATCCTCATGACCACCTGGCGAGAGATCCGAGCCGCTGCGGTGAAGGCGGGACTGGACGTAGACGAGTGGCAGGCCGGGATGCACGACCGGCTGCTGCGAGACGTGCTGATCCGAGCCAAGAGCCAGGAGCGGTACGCCGCCGACCCGGCCTTCCGGGCACAACTCGAACGCATGCTGTCGTTCGTCCTGGCAACCTTCTTCGAGCATGACCCTCTCACCGAAGATCTTCGTCCTCGCGCTGCTGACCTTGGCCAGGCATTCCGCGACGAGATCGAAGACGTGCGTGGGTAACCAGGTCGCCGCCGAGTCGTGGATGGCGCGCGGTCTGTGCCGCGGCATGGACACCAACCTCTTCATCCCTCCCTACGACCCCAACACGCGCATGGGTCCGGCGCCCGAGGCGCTGGCGACCTGCAACGGGACGGACGCACACCCGCCCTGCCCGGTGAAGAGGGAGTGCCTGGCCTACGGCAAGAAGTACAAGTGCTCCGGCTGCTGGGGCGGTGTAGCCATCTACCTGGGCAGGATTCGGCGCCCGAAGAAGGATTGATACGCCTCTAGGGATTCAGTACCCTACGAGCCGTGCCGACACCTGACGACTACATCGCATGCCGGACCTTCGGGCACGCCTGGTTCGAGTACGACTCCAACTGGACGCCCATCTTCGGCACCCCGATCACCCTGCGTTGCGAGCGATGCGGTGGCGAGCGCCGCGACATCATCGACGCCCTGGGCCGGTTGGGACGGCGGTACTACCTCATGCCCGAGGGCTACTTCTACGCCAGCGGCAGCGACCGCCCCAGCCGCGCCGACATGCGCCTGGCGCTCATCCAGGCCCGCGTCGCAGAACGGCGTGAGGCCCGACAGGCCCGCAAGGTACTGTCATAACATGTTCGATCCTCCCTTCCGTCGCCCCACCAACCTGCGCGGCGCGCCCGTCATCGTCTGCGTCGATTGCGGCGAGCCGTGGGACAAGCACATCGCCATGCTGGAAGATGACGAGGCCGACTGGCCCGACCACATGGTCTGCATCACGCTGTTGAAGCGCCGCCACCAAGGTCCACCAGGCCCGCCAGGACCGGCCGGTCGGGATGCGCGAGATCCAGCGCAGACCAGCGACCCGCCTGGCTCCCTGATCGCGTTCCTGGACTGGCTGCAGCGGCGCGACTACCTCTCGACCGGCGTGGGCCGAGCCGACTTCGACAAGATCCTCGGCCAGTACTGGTCCAGCCCATGACCAAGCCGCGCCGGTTCACCGCCGACGAGATCGCTGGCATGTCGATGGAGCAGTACGCCACGGCGCGCGACGCTCTCCTGGCGCAGGTGAACACGCCGCCACCGGCATCCTCCCCGACACCAACACCGACAAAGGCACCAGCCGAGCCGTTCGACTGGCAGGCCCTCTACGCTCTGGCCGACAAGTGGAAGAACGAGCACGACGGCGAACTGCCCGAGTACCTGTGGATGCCGGAGAGCACCAACCCCGGCATCCTGGAGTTGGCCGAAGATCTCTTCCCCGTCACTGTTGTGACCACAAAGGTGCGTCAGCCGTTGTTCACGGACAACCAGCCGCTGGCGCCGAAGCCGGAGCCGAGCGATGACCAGGGATCGCCCGTCCGTGCGCCCCGCCCCTGGACCGACATCGAGGCTGAGCCTCTTGTTGACACCGTGGATTGGGCCAAGCGCATGGCGGGCGCCGTGCAGAAGGCCCGTAAGACCAACAAGCCCGCCGCCTGGGGCCAGTCGTTCCTGGAAGCCATGACCGGCCAGAGCGCCACGGCCGAGGACATCGCGCGCATCGAGTCGATCCTGGGCGGGACAACGGGAAGGGAGCGCCGGGTGTGGGCCGTGGCCCGGTCCCTCAACATGATCCGCGACACCTTCGGCCCTGCTGTCAACACGACGGTGTACCCCACCATGACCCCGCACAACATCCGAGGCCGCAAGTGGAACAACGGCGACCGCATCGTCTACCTGGGCGTCGATTGGGACCTGCGGCTGTTGGCACATCTGGCACACGCCGGGGTGCCCGAGCGGTACCTCCCCCGCCACCTGGCCGGGCGGGAGTACCTGTGCGAATGCAGCGAGTGCAAGCCCACACCGCTGCAGTTCGCCATGCGCGCCATGGACGAGGATGACTGGCTGCGCCGGGACGTGAACCAGGGCCGGATCATCTACCACTTCACCAGCCCCTACACGCCCAACGTCCGAACCGTCCCGCCGAACGCCTACAACTGGAGTGTGGAGTCCTGATATGACAACTGCCGACAACCTCGCCGCCAACCTGCTCCTGCAGGAGGTCACCCTGGGAGCAGTGCAGGGCCAGGTCGCCCTGGCCAAGGCCAAGCACCGGGAGCACGCTCCGGCCAACCCAGCCATGTCCAACGAGCGCCGCCTGGTCATCCTGGTCGAGGAAGTGGGCGAGGTCGCCCACGCCCTGACCTACGACCAGCCCGACGACGTGAACCACTTGGTCAAGGAACTGCTGCAGGTCGCTGCCGTGGCCCTGATGTGGGTGGAAGCGGTGGACGGCTCGTAGGGAGTGGTATCCTACGAGTCATGAGCAACACCACCTGGGAACCACTCACCAAGGAAGACGCCGCCGACGCCGTACTCATCGTCGTGCTGGCGGTCGCGTTAGGGGTCCTGCTGTGACCGCCGTCCGCAAGGAACCCTGCAGTACCTGCCCCTACCGCCAGGACGTGCCGTCCGGCGTGTGGAGCCACGACACCTACGAGATCCTGCGCCCCTACGACGCCGACACCGGCGAGCAGCCCATCGCCTGGTTCGGCTGCCACACCACGCCGGATCACTACTGCCACGGCTGGGCTGTGGTCGGCGGCACCGAAGGCCCGCAGGGCCTGCTGGCACTGCGGCTGTTCGGCGTCGATGGTGACATCCCCGAGGCCGCTGTGCCACTGTTCAGTTCTCACAACGAGGCGGCGGATCACGGCCAGGCTGAGATCGAGCACCCGTCCGCTGAGGCGAACGCTGCCATCGCCAAGTTGGGCCGCAAGTACGAGCGCATCCGCGAAGGGAACCCGGAGATCTTCGATGGCTGACATGCTGAGGGCCATGGACGAGCCTGCACCGCTCCCCACTGCGCTGCTGCCCCACCTGACGATCTACGAGTTGCGACAACTGGAAGCAGCCCTGGGGGGTCACATCCTCGTGTTGGAATATGCGCTAAAGCGTGGCGAGCCTGACTACGCCGCCTTCCAGGACGCCATCACGACCTGCCGGTCGCTGCTCACCGCGATCAAGGAAGCCAAGTTCAGCATCGAGCGCCTGGACTCCTGATGAACGGCATGTACTTCGACCCGGACGGGCAGCCTCTCGAAATGCTCGAATGGGCGCAGATGTTGGAGTCCATCGAGCGCCGCGTTGCTGTGACAACGTTCGCTGACGGCATGTACGTCTCCACCGTCTGGCTGGGCCTCAACCAGCAGTTCTTCCTCGATGACGACATCCCGCTGATCTACGAGTCGATGGTGTTCGCCGGGGACTTCCCGAACGAGGACTACGACATGCAGCGTTATGCCAACAAGGTGGACGCCTGGAAGGGCCACCAGCAGTTGGTCGCCCTGGTGTCGATCCAGCACGGCGAGCCATACCAGGAGTTCGTCGGCCCTCTCGGGGCCGCAGCCCAACAGGAGCAGGTATGACTGCTGCGTTCACTGCCTGGTGCCCGTTCTGTGGGCGCGAGCATGACCTGCACAGCCACCCTCAGGGCGCCACGCCCGAGCCACTAGACCGCTCCATCTGTTGGGGTTGTGGCAACATCGCCGTCTACGAAGACGACCTGTCCCTGCGCCGCCCCACGCCCGAGGAAGAGGCTGAGCACACCGACAACCTCGCCGTGCAGCAGGCACTCGCTGCCAGGCGCTCCAGCCTCACGCCGTCGATGGCCATGCGTCGGCTACGAGAGCAGTCCTGACGTTGGCTGAATCAACGTCGCCGTCGAAACACCCAGCCCGCTTCTCCAAGGCGGTCCTGACGGCGATCCGGCCGCACCTGCTCAACCTCACCCCAACCCAGGTCCATGACCCCTTCGCCGGTCCCGGCAACCGGCTCGCCGCCCTCTGCGACGACCTCGGCATCCCCTTCTCCGGTTGTGACATCGAGGACTGGCCCGGCAAGGATCACCGGGTCATAGTCGGGGACTCCACCGAGGTCGGCACCTACCCACTCGTCCCCTTCGTCGTCGTCACCAGCCCCGTCTACCCGAACGGGATGGCCGACCACTTCCTCCCCAAGGACACCAGCAAGCGGTACACCTACCGCACCAGCCTCGGACGCCCCCTCCACGTCAACAACGCCGGGCGCTACAGCGTCCGGCGCGGTGGGAGCGCCGAGACTCAGTACTGGACTATCCAGCGGCAGGCCGTGCGGCACTGGCAGGGGTATCCCGCCCTGGTGAACGTCAGCGACTTCATCTTCAAGCACCAGGTCTACCCCCTCGTCGCTGCCTGGCGAGGGCTGTTGTGGCAACACGGCTACACCGTCACCACCTTCGAGGTAACCACTCCCCGAATGCGTAATGGTGCGAACCGGACGGTACGTGCGAAGGGGGAGGCCCTGCTGATCGCGCTCCCTGCGGTCGTCTGACCGCTCTTTGAGGTAATCCTTGATGCCGAAGAAGATCAGGACTACCAGCACGGCCAGGCCACCTGCGGTAGCCAGCACCAAGAGGCTGTACCATCCGTCTTCGGACACGGAAGGATACTAAACCATGGGGGAGACGATCAGCGCCGCCTGGGACGCTGTGCAGGAAACCATGCTCACACCGCACCTGTTCATGGTGTTCTGTGTCGGGCTGGTCATCGGTGGATTCCTTGGTTGGCTCACGCGGCAGTAGGTACGCCCGTCCCCGAGCGAAGGCAATGGGTCATCCGGCCCTGGCGCTCTGCGTAGGCATTCAGGCACCCTGAGCATCGGCATGGGCCGAGCGAACGGGCGGAACCATCGCTCGACACCAGGCGGGGCCTAGGGGGCCGGAGGCGACTCCGGCCCGCTGGGTCCCTCGCCCTTCTTGGGCACCCGCAACTTGAAGTTGATCCAGTCGATCAGCGCCGGGGTGCAGCGACAGACGATCATCATGAGTGCGCCGCTGATGATCCCCGCCAGTTCGCCGCTCATGTTGTCATAGCCTCCCGACGCCGGTGCTCGTAGGTGTAGAGCACGATGGACAGCAGCGTGAGCGCACCGAAGATCATGCCGTTGCGGAAGCGCGTCCAGCCCCGTAGGTCGGCGTTGACGCTGACCTCCACGGCCGTCGCCGTCCACACGCCCGAGGCCAGCCACGCTGCGTTCATCCGCAGCCAGCCCGAGTTGAGGTAGAGAGCGGCGAGGATCAGCACCGCCACCACCACGGACAAGCCGGAGATGGACAGGTCGAAGCGGTCGGGGTCGCGATCCACATACCACAGTGCGGCATTGCCTGCCGAGGCCACCGCCAAGACCACGTAGGCACTGCCCACCATCGGGGGGAGTCGTGGGTACGTCAACATCCTTCCACCGTACTGGCGTGGCGAGCGTGAACCGGGGACTGCTCCGGCGATTCGTAGGTTCTTACAACATTGACACTGACAGCGTTGACGCTGAGAGCGAGAAATCTTCGCTCTCCGTGTTGTTATGGAACAGAACCTTGGTAGACTCGTCTCATGAGCAACCCCACACCCCACAAGCGCAAGCGGTGGGCGCTACCGCCCCTGCTCGCCAAGTCCCTGGCCATCCTGGCTGCCCTCGGCTACGTCCTGCTGTCCTCAGGAGGCCCCGCCGAGGCTGCCGCCAAGCCCCTCTTGAAGCAGCAATGGGCCAAACAGCCCATTGTCACAACGGATGACGACGGCTTCGTGACCTCTGCCTGCACCGACTGCAAGAACGCCGGTGGCGACGGCGGGACCGGCTTCCACTTCACCTTCCAGTGCAAGGACGAGACGGGCGAGAGCCGCTACGTCATCCGCTTCGCCAACAGGGACGCCCAGCGCAGCGCGACGGCCATCGTCAACGGCGAGGCCAAGACGGTCGCTCCGGGCGCCAAGGCCACCTGGATCTTCCCCGGCTCGACGCCCGAGTTCGCCTGGTCGGCGCAGTACGACGACGGGCAATGGGCCATCCGGCCCAAGTCGAAGGTGTTCGGCTCCTGCACCTGCTCCCAGCCGCCCGTCGTGCCGCCCGCGCCGCCCCCCTCGATCCCGACACCGCCTCCGGACCAGCCTCCGGTGATCCCACCGGCCACGCCTCCCCCGACGCCCCACACGCCGCCATCGGCGCTGCCTCCCGCTCCCCCGGCGACGCCCACCATCCCCCGTCTGCCAGCAACGGGCACCACGACAAACGTGGTCGTCGGCCTGGGCGTTCTGCTCCTGATCCTGGGCCTCGGCTTTCTGTTGATCACCCGCCAGCGTCACCGGCCCGCCCTCGCCCTGGTCTGATAGACCCATTGACGACGAGGCCCCCCTCTCACAGGAGAGGGGCCTTTGTCAATGTCAAGGTTCGGATTCGTTGCAATGCGTGTTCGGGTCTGTTAGGTTGACCACATCGGGCGGTCAACCCACCACGAAAGGACAGGCCCTTGTTCACTCGCTCACGCGCGCTGATCGCCACCGCCGTGCTGGCCTCCGGGATGGGCGTGCTCACGCTCGCTCCGACCGGCACGGCATCAGCGGCAGCGCCCTCATACACCGACACCAGCACGGTCCAGACCGGCGTCGTCGTCAAGGACGCCAAGGGCAAGGTCATCAGCAGCACGATCTCGCCTGCCAAGACCGTCGCTGCCGGGACGACCGTCTCCGGTGGTTCAACCAGCACCCAGGCCCAGGCGCTCGCAGCAGCGCAGGCCGCTGCAGCCTCAGGCTGCGCTCAGGTGTGGGCGCAGACCACGAAGCACCGGACCTACTTCGGCATGGATGCGTTCAAGGTCTACACCTACCGGCTGACCAAGAACTTCTGCTGGAACGACTCGCAGAACCGCATCTACTCCATCGGTGTGGTGGCCGGGTTCACCTACCGCACGTCGTTCACGGTGCTCGGGTCGGTCACCGACAACACCGACTTCTTCTACAACGGCGGCGTGGCGCACCGCTCCGTCCGGGGGCAGATCTTGAAGAACTGCGGCATCCCCACCGGGGGCCTCGCTTGTATCAACGAGTGGAACCCCCGCATCCAGATGGACGTGTTCGACTACGGCGGATGGTGGTACACCATCCTCTCGACGTGAACCCCGTCCTCCGCATCCTGGCGGTGCTCGGGGCGTTCCTGGCCGTGCTGTTCGTCGGCGGTCTGTTCGGGGCGGTCGGGCCGGAGTGGTTCATCCTCTACATCGCCGCTCTGGCGGTGGCAGTGTTCGTGGCGCGGCTCACCCGCCCCCGCGCGGCCTCTGCGGCCAACACGAACATCACCTGACCGCCGCCACGTCGGGGGCCGCTGCCGGGGGGCAGCGGCCCTCGGCGCGCATAAGAGTCAAAGATCTGGTATCCTACGAGGACGGTATGGGCGATAGCGGCACGTACAGCGAAGAGATCGAGCGCAGGCTGGCACGCATTGCTGCCATGCTCCGCAACCTGACCGATGACCTGAATGGCACCGCCGACGAGTTGGCCGAATACAACGCCAGCCCGCGGTCCTGGCACGATCCCTGGCGGCGGAACAAGCCCCGGCAACGTCCCTACGACCAGGACACCATGGAGTGAGTCGTGGACGACGGCCTGGAACCGACATTGGCCAACATCGTCGGGGTGCTGGCGTTCCTCATCCTCTTCGTGACGGCGCTCATCGAGCCGGTCGCCACCATCATCGCCATGATCTGCACGACCCTGGTCATCGCCGCCTGTTTACACAACTGGAGCAAGAAGGACACGACATGAGTCGCATCAACGCCTGGTCCCACACAGATGGTTCATACAACATCCAGGTCCGGCCCGGCCTCGGGCAGTACAACTGGAAGTACCCGCCGCCCTTCACCCGCGAGGAAGTGGAGGATGCCGCTGCTGCCATCGCCAGGGTGTTGTCACATCAGGTGCTGCAGGGCGAAAGTTCTCGGCTGATCGTCCAGCGGGCGGGCGTCAACTTCTACGCCACCATCATGCCGATCACGCCCGAAGGGCGCCGGGTCAGGGTGGGCAAGGTGAGCCGCGACGAACTGTTCGACATCATGCGGACCCTGCTCGACAGCCTGGCCGGGCTGACGCCCGCAGCGGAGTCGGTGTCATGAGGGAAGCGTTGCTGAACGTGCTGCGGGACATCGCCCGCCTCCTGTACGAGGCTCTGCTGGATGCGCTGGACGGGTGGTTCCGCTCGCGGCTGGCCGAGTTGACGGCCCGATGAAGGCACGCTTCACACGACTCGGCGTGCGCTACCGCCTGGCCCGCACCTTCGGCTCGCGCTGGGGGCCGGGCAAGGTCCACCTGACCTACTACGACCGGGAGAACAAGGCGTGGCGCCTGGTCTGCCGCCCCGATGCCTGGTACCACCTGGACCGCCTGCCCGACGACGAGCAAGCCAACGTGACCTGCAAGTCCTGTCGCATCGAAACCCGCCATTGGAGCACCGCATGAGTGATGACAACGTGATCCGTTTCCCTGGCCAGCCCCGCCAGGCCCTGCATGACGCGATGACCTCCGTCAGCCCGCTCGATCACCGGGTCGATGAGGCGGTGGACCGGCTGGTGGACATGGGCCTGGTCTGCTTCCAGGGTGATGGTTCAGACAACATCTTCATCACCCACCTGGGCAGCCAGGTGCTGCCGGTCCTGCTGTGCGTGGCTGAGCCGATGCTGCGGCGCTTCGCCGTGGGCACCACCAGCCGGTGGATGGAGTTCGAGGGCGTGCTGCTGTCAGCCGCCGACGCTGCGGAGGCAAGAGCATGAACCTGTCCATCCGACTCGCCTGGAAGATCGCCGCCGACTGCGTGTCCACCGAAGAGCACGGTCCGGTCAGCCACGTCCTGGCCGAAGTGTTCGATGAGGGCCTGCGCCTCGTCGCCACCGACCGCTACGCCATCGTCGTGCTGTGGTGCCCCACCAACCAGTACGTCCCGGACCCGAGTTATGACATCAAGCCGGAGCAGTCGTTCCTGCTGCCGGTAGTGCCGGTGCTGACCGCCATGCTGGAGCACCAGGTGACCCTCGACTTCAAGGAAGTCCTCATGGTGACCGACCGGGACGGCAGTCTGCTGCAGGTCGGCTACGTCGTGGGCACCTACCCCGACTGGCGGGCGCTGTTCACCGGCTTCGCCCCCACCCAGCGCGAAACCACGGTGCCGATGTCCAACAAGGTGTTGAGACATCTTCCGCTGTGGATCGAGTCCTTCCCGGACCTGACGCTCACCTGGGGCGCCAACCCGACATCCCCCATGCTCGTCAGGGAACCCAAGGGCGCCTTCACCGCCCTGTTCATGCCGACCAAGGGAGGGACCAGTGGCGACTTCTGACCTGCAGGCCATGCTCACCGGCCACCTGGCCGCGGCGCTGACCAAAGGCCCGTACGCGCTCGACGTGCGCCTGCCCACCGACGACGAGGGCAACTACACCGGCGTGATCGTCGCCACCGGCCAGGTGTCGGGCACCAAGGTCACCTTCACGATCACGGCTACCTCGGAGGTTCCCGATGCCGACGCTGGGTGAGTGGATGCTGGCCAACAACCTGCACATGGCCAAGCAGTTCCCGGACGGCCGGGTCGCGTCCTGCCACCGGCTGATCATGGGCACCTGGCGCCTCACCGTCTCCGAGGGCCTGGTGGACTACGTGGACGACTCCTGGTGATATGACAACGAGGGCGCCGTGGTCACGGCGCTGATCGAGTGGGACGGCGAGGGTGAGCCGTCCGGCTGGTTCCGCAACCCGCAGACTGGTCGCCGTC